ATGGTGGTTCTGCTATCACAGCATTAACTTTAGATATGTCTGAAGGTGGGGCTGCAACATTTAACGACCATGTTTCATTAGGTTCAGGTAAAGAATTAAAATTTCATACTGCTGGTGATAACATTGCATTTGATGGAACAAATCTCTTAATAACTGCTACAAACGGTTTAATATTAGACGGCGATCAACAAATATTACTTAATGATGGTGGTGTAAATTATGCTGCTTTTGTTAGTTCTTCAACTAGATTTACATTACATTCTCAAACATCAGATAAAGATTTTGCAATTAATGTAAATGATGGTGGATCACAACTTGACGCTCTTGTTTTTGACGCATCAGCAGCTGGTGCAGCCACATTTAATGCTGGTGTTACTGCTACAAGTTTAACTCTTAACACTACAGGAACAGGCGACACATTATTATTAACAGCGACTGAAAATAGTTCTACTGCTTCACCAGTTATAACACTAAAAAGAAATAGTGGTAGTGTTGCTGACGCAGATTATCTTGGTCAATTAAAATTCAAAGGTGAAAATGACAATGACGAAGAAATCACTTATGCTAAAGTTACAGGAAAAATACTGGATGCTTCAGATGGTACTGAAGATGGTTTATTAGAATTTGCAAACATCAAAGCAGGCTCACAAACAATTACTGCTAGATTAAGATCAGACTCTTTACAATTATTAAACGGTACAAGTTTATCAGTTGCAGGTGACGCTACAATCACAGGTGACTTAACGGTAAATGGTACAACAACTACCGTATCAACAACTAATACGGTTGTTTCTGACTCACTATTAGAATTAGGAAATGGTACTTCAGGTACTCCTTCAAATGACGCTGGTATCGTTATTGAAAGAGGAAGTGCTGATAACGCATTTATCGGATATGATGAAAGCGATGATAAGTTTAAAGTTGGTACTGGTTCATTTACAGGTTCATCAACAGGAAATTTAACAGTTGCAACTGGTACATTAGTTGCAAACATAGAAGGAAATGTAACTGGTAACGTAACAGGTTCTTCAGGATCAACTACAGGAAACGCAGCTACTGCTACTGCATTAGAAACTGCTAGAAATATTGCTGGTCAATCATTTGACGGTACAGGTAATATCACAATCGCTTCAACTGATTTATCAGATACGTCTTCAATCGCATTATTAACGTCAAGTCAAACTTTAACTAATAAGACAATTGACTCTGATAACAACACAATTACTAATATAGTCAATGCTGATATTAAATCATCAGCTGCAATTGCATTTAGTAAGATGGCAGATTTAACTGCTTCACGTGCTTTAGTATCTGATGGTAGCGGTGATGTATCAGTAAGTGACGTAACATCAACAGAATTAGGTTATTTAGATGGTGTTTCAAGTGCAATTCAAACACAATTAGATAACAAAGCAACGAAAGGTTTTGCTATTGCGATGGCAATTGCATTATAAATATATAAATAAGAGAGATTAAATATGGCACAGAATTTTAGAAGATACATAGCAAGAAACGTTGGAACATCAGCTTCAACATTATTTACTGCTAACAGTTATGATACAGTTATCGGTATAGGTATTGCAAATACAACATCAAGCGAAATCAAAGTAGATGTTTTTATTAATGATGGATCAAACGACTATTATCTTATAAAAAACGCACCAATCCAATCAGGTGGTGCATTACAGGTTATTGATGGTGGTGCGAAATACGTAGTACAATCTGCTGACGTTTTCAAAGTTAAATCTGATACTGCTTCGTCTTGTGACGTAATAGTAAGTACAGTAGATGATATATCAAGTTAAGGATTATAGATGGCTTATATAGGAAACAACACAAAACAAACTGCTGTAGATACAGTAGATGAAAGATTTGATGAGTTTAAAGAAACGTCAATTGACGCTTCAAAAGTACAAACTATATTTTTAGGGGGAGATGAATCAGGAGTTGCTGATTCCCCAACAGACGCATTTGGTGTTTCCTTAAACGTTATAACAACAGACTGTAATCACAAGACATTTAGAAGAATTGATATGGGTACTGTAGTGGCTCAAGTCGGAGTAGTAGATTTTGGGTACGTTGCAAACTCTAATTAAAAAAAATAAGGGTTAAAATAACTAATAATTATAAATAGTATTAGTTTTTGTTAAAAAAGGGAGAAGTAAAACAATGCCAACAATTTTACAATTAAGAAGAGGTACTACAGCTGAGAATGCTGCCTATACAGGTGCGGCTGGTGAAATCACCGTAGATACTACTTTAAATAAAGTGTTACTACACGATGGTTCTACTGCAGGTGGTGCCGAAACTGTTGGTAGCATACAAGGAAATATTCAATTAGGTAAAACTGCCGCAGGAGAAATAGATACATCTTCAGGCAATCTTACAATAGATTCAGCTGGTGGTACAGTAACGATTGACGACAATCTTACAGTATCAGGAAACTTAACAGTTTCAGGAACAACTACAACTGTTGATTCAACAACAATTAATGTTCAAAATGCTTTTGTATTTGAAGGTGCAACAGATGACGCACACGAAACTACATTAAATACAGTTGATCCTACAGGAGATAGAACAATATCTTTACCAAACGTTTCTGGTACATTACCAGTTCTTGCTGTTGCTTCAACAACACAGATTACATCTACACCAGAAGAATTAAACATTTTAGATGGTGTAACTTCAACGGCTGCTGAATTAAATGCTTTAGATGGTATTACATCAAGTGTTTCTGAATTAAACATACTAGACGGTGTAACAGCAACGGCTGCTGAATTAAATTTAATAGATGGTTCTGCTGCTGGTACAATCGCAAATAGTAAAGCAGTAATTTATGGTTCAAGTGGTGAAGTAAACGCAACAACTTTACAAATCGCAGGAAGTGCTATCACATCAACTGTAGCTGAATTAAATATATTAGACGGCGTAACAGCAACAACTGCTGAAATAAATTTAATGGATGGCGGAACAACAGCAGGTACAACTGCCGTTGCAGGTGCTGATGGTATCGTAACTAACGACAATGGTACAATGCGTCAAACTACAACTGACACATTTGATACTTACCTTGCACAAACAACAAAAACTTTAACAAACAAAACAATCTCAGGTTCTGATAACACATTATCAAACATTGGTAACTCATCATTAAGTAATTCTTCAATTACGGTTTCAGATGGTTCTAATACTTCAGCAGTTGCTTTAGGTGGAACAATGACGTTTGCTGGAACTACTAACGAGATTGAAGTCGCTGAAAGTTCAGGAACGGTAACTATTGGATTACCTAACAACGTAACAATCTCTGGTAACTTAACGGTATCTGGTGATACAACTACGGTTAATACTGCTACATTGGCAGTAGAAGATCCACTAATCAACCTTGCAACAGGTAACAACAGTTCAGACGCTGTTGATATTGGATTCTATGGGTTATACGACACATCAGGATCACAAGACTTGTATGCTGGTATGTTTAGGGATGCTGGTGATGGTAAGTTCAAATTGTTTAAAGACAATCAGGCTGCACCAACAACAACTGTAAATACTAGTGGTACTGGATACGCTGTTGCTACATTAGTTGCAAATTTAGAAGCAACTACTGCTACATTGGGTGGTTCTGATATTATCTCAACTGATAATACTAAAACTTTAACTAACAAAACTATTGTTGCTGGAAATAACACACTTTCAGGTATAGTATCATCAAACTTTAGTAGTGCTGTTAGATTACAGATTTTAGACTCAAGTGGTTCTACAGTTAAAGACTTATACGGTACTTCAACTTAATCCATAGTTATATACCTATTTTCATCAATAGGCAAGGTGTATTTAATTGCTATTATAAATAGTAATAAAGGATTAATATGGCCAACCCAGCAACAAGAGAACAATTAAAACAGTACGCTTTAAGAACACTAGGGAAACCTGTAATTGAAATCAACGTAGATGATGATCAATTAGAAGATAGACTAGATGAGGCGTTACAGTATTTTGCTCAATATCACTATGATGGTGTTGAAAGAACATACCTTAAATATCAAGTAACTCAAGCAGATGTAGATAGAATTAAATCGCCGTCAGGTGATACTGCGTCTAGTGTAACTAAAAATTCTGTTACTACTGCATGGACTGAACAAAATAATTTCATAGTAGTACCTGAAGCTGTATTGGCTGTAACTAGAATATTCCCATTATCAAATAGAGGTAATCAAAACTTATTTGATATAAGATACCAATTAAGACTTAACGATTTATACGATTTTTCTTCAACATCAATTATTCATTATGATATGGTGTTAAGACATTTAGATTTTTTAGACCACATATTAGTAGGTGAAAAACCTATTAGATTTAATCAATACAATAATAAACTATTCGTAGATATGGACTGGAAGACAGACATATCTGTGGGCGAGTATCTTGTTATAGAGTGTTTTAGAAAACTAGACCCTACCGTTATGACAGACGTTTATAACGACATATATTTAAAAAGATATGCTACTGCTTTATTTAAAAGACAATGGGGTGCTAATTTATCTAAATTTAATGGCGTTGCAATGTTAGGTGGTGTTACACTTAATGGACAACAAATATTTTCAGAAGCACAAGAAGACATAAGAAAGTTAGAAGAAGAAATAAGAGGCACTTACGAAACGCCTGTAACGTATATGATAGGATAATGCCATGCCAGTTAATCATTATTTTCAAAGTGGCAATGGGATTGGTAATGACGCAGAAAAAAGATTACATGAAGACCTTATAATTGAAGGTCTAAAAATATACGGACAAGATTGCTTTTACTTACCACGAACATTAGTCAATAAAGATTTAGTTTTAGGAGAGGATACTCTTTCTAAATTTGATCAATCATACATGTTAGAAATGTATATTGAAACAACTGACGGCTTTGCTGGCGAACAAGAATTAGTATCTAAATTTGGTTTAGAAATTAGAGATGATACAACATTTGTCATTGCAAAAAGAAGATGGCAAAATCAAGTAGATAATCAAGCAGTACAGATTGTAGATGGAAGACCTAATGAAGGTGATTTGATTTATGTACCTTTAATGAATAGTTTTTTTGAGATACAATTTGTAGAAGATCAGGAACCATTCTTTCAATTAGGTAACTTACCTGTCTTTAAATTAAAGACAACTAAATTTGAGTATAGTTCAGAAAAAATTGATACTGGTAGATCAGAAATTGACGTTGCTGAAGATAGATTATCTATTGATCAATTACAACATCAATTAGTACAAGAAGATGGTACAGGTTTCTTATTAGAAACTTCAGATTCAGTATTGAAAAATTACGACTACTTGGTATTAGAAAGTCATGTTGATGTTAATCTGGCAACACAAACAAGAGATTACGCTGATAACGCTACGTATGAAGCAGACGCAGGATTTGGTACTGCTAGTACGGCAGATGATATATTAGATTTCACAGAAAGAAACCCTTTTGGTGAAATAGATGAGGGTCAAGTATAATGTTCGGAAGACGATTTTACCATGAGTCATTAAGAAAAGTTGTTGTTGCATTTGGTACAATATTTAATAATATAATTATTCATAGAACAGACGCTGATGGTTCTGTATTACAAAGATTAAAAGTACCTTTATCATATTCGCCTAAAGAAAAGTTTTTAACAAGATTAGAACAACAACCTAATTTAGCAAATAGAGAAATGGCTGTTTCATTACCTCGTATGGGTTTTGAAATATCAGGTATCTCTTACGACTCATCTCGTAAATTACAACGAGTAGGTAAGTTTAAAAAAGTGCATGGTTCAGACGCAGGACAACAATACTATCAATATAATCCTGTACCTTACAATATAAGTTTTAATTTATATTCATTTACAGCAACTGCTGAAGGTGGATTACAAATCATAGAACAAATATTACCTTATTTTCAACCTGACTATACAGTAACAATCAATGCAATACCAGAGATGGGAATAAAGCGTGATGTTCCGATAACACTAAATAGTGTTAATTATGAAGATACCTACGATGGTTCTTTTACGACAAGACGTGCTGTAAATTACACTTTAGGATTTACTGCTAAAACTTACTTGTATGGTCCTGTGTATGCTGCTAAAGTAATTAAAGAAACAACGGCAGATTTATTTACAGATACAGCAGCAGGTTCAACAAGAGAAGAAAGAATTGTTGTAGTACCTAATCCTACATCAGCTGACGCAGATGATGATTTTGGATTTACTACAACTATAACTAATTTTAATGATTCGAAAACATATAACCAGACTACAGATAGTGATCAATAATTATGAGTATAGACGAAAAAATAAACGAAGCCCTTGGTATCTCTAACGACAAGCCTGTAACAAAGGCCGTAGTCAAAAAAGAATACACTCCACCAGTTCCTAGAATAGAAGAAAAAGGAAAAGAAGACGTAGATAACGATTACAAATATAGTAGAGAAAACTATTACAATCTTATAGAAAGAGGACAAGACGCAATACAAGGCATACTTGATATTGCAAACGAAAGTCAGCATCCTAGAGCATATGAAGTTGCAGGTAACTTAATTAAACAAGTTGCTGATACTGTGGATAAGTTACAAGATTTACAAGGTAAATTAAAAACACTAAAACACGTACCTGATAAAACAAGTACAAATATCAAACAAGCATTATTTGTAGGTTCATCAAAAGAATTACATAGTTTATTAAAAAATAAAAATAAGAATGTAACACCACAAGAAGACAAAGAGTTTGATCAATACAATAGAGATACAAAAAACGATCCTTTTAAAGGAACAACTATTGAAGGTAAAGATTAATGACCGAAGCATATCTAGGTAATCCTAATCTATACAAAGCAAATCTACAACAAAGTTATACCGAAGATCAAGTAAGAGAGATTGCCAAGTGTATGGATGACCCTATACATTTTATAAAAACATATACTAGAATTGTTAATATTGATGAAGGTCTAGTACCTTTTAATATGTATCCTTTTCAGGATAAAATGGTTAAGACATTCCATGAAAATCGTTTTTCTATTTGTAAACTTCCTAGACAGTCTGGTAAATCAACTACAATTATCGCATATCTATTACATCAAGTTATATTCAATGACAATATAAACGTTGCCATACTTGCAAACAAATCATCTACTGCTAGAGATTTATTAGGTAGATTACAACTTGCATATGAAAACTTACCTAAATGGTTACAACAAGGTGTATTAAACTGGAACAAAGGTTCACTTGAATTAGAAAATGGCTCAAAGATACTTGCAGCTGCAACATCTTCAAGTGCGATTAGGGGTGGTTCATTTAACATCATATTCCTTGATGAGTTTGCTTTCATACCGAACAATATATCTGAACAGTTTTTTAGTTCAGTATATCCTACAATTTCATCTGGTAAAAAATCTAAAGTTATGATTGTATCTACACCACATGGAATGAATATGTTTTACAAACTATGGAATGACGCTCAACATAAACGAAATGATTATGTACCTATTGAAGTACATTGGTCAGAGGTACCTGGTAGAGATGAAAAGTGGAAAGATGAAACAATCAGAAACACTAGTGAGGCACAATTTGCTACCGAGTTTGAGTGTGAGTTTGTAGGTTCAGTAGATACATTAATCAATCCATCTAAATTAAGAAACTTATCACACAATACACCTGTTGTATCAAACGAGGGTTTAGATATGTATGTTAGACCTGAACAAGGTAAAGACTATGTTATGACAGTTGATGTTGCACGTGGTACTGTAAGAGATTATTCTGCCTTTGCTGTATTTGACGTAACACAAATGCCATATAAGATGGTTGCAAAATTTAGAGATAATGAAATCAAACCTATATTATTTCCTCATACTATTGAGAAAGTTGCAAGAGCATATAACAATGCTCATGTATGTGTTGAAGTAAATGATTTAGGTCATCAAATAGCAGACGCATTACAATTTGAATTAGAATATACTAATCTATTAATGTGTATGATGAAAGGTAGAGCAGGTCAAATACTTGGTGGTGGTTTTAGTAAAAGAGGAACACAATTAGGTGTTCGTATGACTAAACAAGTAAAACGTATAGGTTGTTCAAACTTGAAGTCATTATTAGAAGGTGATAAGATAATCATCAATGACTTTCATACAATACAAGAATTATCAACATTTGTAAGACGTGGTAGTGGTTGGCAGGCTGAAGAGGGTTCAAATGATGATTTAGTTATGTGTTGCGTTATCTTTGCATGGATAACTAATCAAAGATATTTTAAAGAAATGACTGACCAAGATGTACGTGCTAGAATGTACGCTGAACAACAAAACGCAATAGAACAAGACATGGCACCTTTCGGGTTTATGAATGATGGTCAGGAAGAGGAATATCAACAAGATGATAGTGGTGAAGTGTGGACTCCTGTGACCGTACGAAAAGGTGATATATTATAAATATAAACGAGATTAATGATACCTATTATTAGCTAATAAGGAGAACAAAAATATGGCATTTCAAGTTTCACCAGGTGTTCTCGTAAAAGAGAAGGATTTAACAAATGTTATTCCAGCAATAGCAACTACGATCGGTGCTGTTGCAGGTCAATTCTCACAAGGACCAATGGAAGAAGTTACTACCATTAGTTCTGAAAAAGAATTGGTAGAAACATTCGGAAAACCTGACTCAAATACTTTTGAATACTTTTTTAGTGCTGCAAGTTTCTTGCAATACTCATCAAGTTTAAGAGTAGTACGAGCTGCAAATTCTGGAAGTGTTAATGCAGTAGTTTCTGGAACTGCTTTACAAATAAAAAATACAGATCATTACCAAAACGGTGACGGTACAACAGGACCTTATAACGATGGTTCTGCTAACGTTGGCGAGTGGGCTGCAAGAACAGCAGGCGTACATGGTAATTCATTGTCAGTATCAGTATGTCCGAGTGCAACGGCATATGAGATGGCTGCAAAAACAACAACAAACGATTCATCAACAGCTGTAGG